AACCCGAAATCAAAAAGTTGATTCGGGAATTCAACGAATCTGCTGCTATTGGTTTCTTGCCTCCGCTACGGGACGCGATGTATTATGTGGACCTGCTCCATCGGAAGCATGGTTATGTTTTCCACATGATCACTTCACTTTCAAAGGATCCGAATGCTCAAAAACTTAGGATCATGAACACCAAGAAAATCTTTGGTGAAACGGCATTTGAGAAGTTTGTCTTTCTTGACACTGGTGAAGACAAAGATGAAGAACTCGCTAAGTACAAGAACAGTGGATATATCTGGATTGAGGATAAAATCGAGAATGCCGAAACTGGTTTGAAGTTTGGTCTGAATTCTGTTCTGATGGAGCATGGGCACAATATGAATCATGTAAATTCTGATATACATATTGTAAAGAACTGGGAACAACTATATCATGAGGTCGCGTAATGATTGACTACAAATTCAATGAAGGTGGGTATATTTCTGAACTTCAGGAGTATATTGATACTACCTATAACGGACACTACTCAACAAATAAAATGCAGTCAACGGAGGTAATCATTGATCGTGGTCATGGAACTGGCTTTTGTATGGGTAATATTGACAAGTATTCTAATCGGTACGGTAACAAAGGTACCCGCGCCGATGCGCGTAAAGACTTGATGAAGATTTTGCACTACGCTCTCATCCAACTTTATATACATGATAATGAACTATGACAAAAGTGATATTAGTACATAGAAAATCCGGTGAAATAATAAAAGAAGTACACTCAAACAGAGTACAGTGGTCTATTGATCAACTTATGAGAAATCGTGATCCTAGAGAATATGTGGCTCGCGAATGTTACGACGAATTTCCTGAAAGACCCGAATGTGACTTTACAGGAACGTAAATGATATTTTTGTAACACATAACACATAAACAAGATTGGGGGTTTACAGGTTATACAAGATGTGATATAAGTATATTTGTAAACGTTGAAGCAACGTGGACACATACTGGACCTGGGGGCGGTACCCAGCGACTCCACCAAAAGGACATTATTATGTATGATTTGATCTTCAATAAATTTTATTATGTTCTCTTAGGAATTTTAATAGGATTCACGATTAATGCAGTGTTCTTTTGATGGGGTCGAAATAGGATTCGACAGGTGTGAAGATGAAGTGGAGTTTACCGTGGTGACCTACGATATTCGGTCAAATAAACTAAAGGCAAACGATAATTTTGCTCCTCGTGCTTACGCCATTGCGGCCTAAGTTACTTGGGTCTGATATCACCTAGAAACAGAATGATATCCGTGACCAACGAAAGAAGTCTAGCAGTATGGGTTCCCCTGCGATGAAAAAACGGGCCCACTATTTTTATCTACAATTTAAGGAAAATATACATGAAAAAAATCGCTTTCGCTTCTGCTGTAATGGCTCTTTTTGCAACTTCCGCTTCTGCTGATATGTTCGGTCGAAACACTAACGTGTTCTCTGCAACGGCAATCTATAACCATAACTTCACGACTTCTGCAAACACTTTTACACCTACAGTAGGTGTCGCGCAAAATTTTGGCGGCATCAAACTTTATGGTAACACAAGTTACGAAATGGTGGGTAGCACTTGGTCGGGTGTTAATGTCGGTGTCTCAAAGGATCTTAATGAGAACGTTTTTGTTGATGGTTGGGTAAACCGGAATTCAAGTACAACTACTGCAAACGTTGAATTTGGTATCAGTTTCTAATAGATCATGAAATTTTTGGAAAGATTTTTGGAAAGATTTTTTAAAATTAAAATGGGCAATTCCAATTCCCCAAAATATCTTTCGGGTAAAAAATAACGAAAAAGAGGGGATTGTCCCCTCTTTTTTATTGACATTCCCATTATCTTGATATATAATAATATCAAACTTGGAGAAATATACTATGCTAATAATTGACTATAACGGTATCGCGATTGGCAATATCGTATCACAAAAACTGAACATTGATGAAAATCTTATTCGTCATATGATTCTAAACACAATCCGAATGTATCGTCAAAAATTCAAGAAATATGCCGAAGATACCATTATCGTATCTGATGGTGGAGGTAACTGGCGAAAAGAACTATATCCCGAGTATAAAGCAAATCGCAAGAAATCTCGCGATGAATCTTCTATGGATTGGGATGAAGTGTTTCGTATTACCAATCTTGTTTTTGATGAAATCAAAGAGAATATGCCCTACAAAGTTCTCAAAATTTGGGGATGCGAAGCAGATGATACGATTGCGCAGATTGTGTATGATACGCAAGAATTTGGTAATCACACTGATGTGATGATCATATCCGCCGACAAAGACTTCATTCAACTACACACTCTTGGTAATGTATCGCAATTTTCACCTGTCACAAAGAAACTTGTAAAGAATGAATCTCCGGCAGATTATTTCAAGTTCCACATCTTGAATGGTGATAATGGTGATGGTGTGCCGAATGTATTGAGTGACGACAAAGTTCTGGTTGAAGGTCGTCGTCAAAACACACTATCAGCAAAAAGGAAAGAATCGCTCCTTGTAGACCCTAAGTCTATGGGGGAAGAAGTGTATCGTAACTATCTACGAAACAAAAAGATGATTGACCTTTCGGAGTGTCCTTCTGGAGTTATAGATAAGATTATGAAGGAATACAAATCACAAGACCCTTGGCAAAAAAAGGGTAAAGTGTTTCCGTATTTTGTTAGTAAGAAATGCGTGAACCTGCTAGAGAAAGTACAGGAGTTTCTATAATGGTATTAGATATTTTTGAGATTATTGAAAAAGTTGAAAAGACGAATTCCAAAAACGAGAAAGTGAAGATTCTTAGACAAAACGAATCTTGGGCATTGAAAGATGTTCTCAAAGGCACTTATGATGAAAAGATTGAATGGTTGATTCCTGAAGGCGACCCTCCCTATAAAGAAGCGGCAGAAGAAAGTCATCCATCATCTATTCATAAGATTCATAGGAACTTCAGATATCTTGTGAAAGGCGGTGCTGGTGCAGACACACCACAATTCAAAAGAGAACGAATGTTCATTTCTTGGCTTGAAAGTGTACATCCAGAAGACGCCAAGATTCTTTTGAAAATGAAAGACAAGAAACAGTTGGCAAAAGGTTTGACCGTCAATCTTGTTGAAGAAGCATTTCCCGGTTTGTTACTAATGCGATGAGGTTTGTGACATTACTATGTTTGGTTTTGATTATACTCATAGGTTCGTGCGCAAAACTTCAAGAACAAAAGCATAGAGATTTCTGTGAAACTGGTTTTAGTCTACTTTTCTATAAAGATAATCATTTTTGCGTATCTAATGATTATTACAAGAAAAACAAAATAAGAATGCCTTTAGGTTATTGGGATGCTATCAAGATTGCGAAAAAGAATGGTTGGAGTTTACCCGATAAGGATATGGTAAATTTCATATGGTCCAAATCCGATTGTAAACTTGATCCGATACCAATGAAACCGGGTCCAAAAATGGTAAGTTTCAAATATATAAAACGACACAATGATATGATAGAGGAACAACTACAAGGACGAAGGTGTAAACTGATTGCTGGGCATAAAAAAGATGTGATATCTGGAGGGGATGACTATGTGACAATATATGGTTGGCATAGAAAAAACGGACGACCAATACAACCAGTTTACTCTGGCCACGAAGCAAACTACTATGATTACTCACACGGCATTCGGTTTATCTATAGGTTAGAAACATGAAATACGCAAACACATCATTAGGAGATATCATGGATATATTCAAACTGAATAATGTCATGATAAACTCAGGCAAACTTTCTAAAGAAGAGATAGAGACAGTCTTGCGAGAACAACGAAAAATAAAAGTTGAATTGAAAAGGCGCGGCACGGGTGACGGGACCGAAAAACAAAATTAAAGAAGACCCTGATGGTATTGCTTGGAACAGATATCCGAAGTATCACGATTGGTTCAACAAACTTTGGTTAGCAGAACGTTTAGGATATGATTGCGGACCCGGTGGTATAGCACCAAGCAAATCTGGTGTGTATGTCGTAAGACCGATATACAATTTATATGGCATGGGTGTTTACACAAGATTTCAATACATCAGTTCCGAACAAAATAATACTGTAGAACCCGGATTTTTTTGGTGCGAAAGGTTTACAGGCGATCATATATCTGTTACAATGTCTTTTATACACGGAACAAAACCATCTTGGGAGATACACAATGTCTGGCAGGGATTTCATGATGATTTGAAAAGACCGGCCAAGTTTTCAAAATGGGTAAGATTATCTCATGATAAATGTCCTGAGATACCAAATATTCTAAAAGAACTTTCGGCGATTGAAAAGATAAATGTGGAATTCATAGGCGGTAATCTGATTGAAGTTCATTTGCGGCCTTCATTTGAGCCAGATTTTGATGAAATCATTCCCGTATGGACCTCAGATTATTATGAAAAGAAGATAAAATACAAAGACACACACACTTACATAGAAGATTTTGACGACGCAGGGGGACATATGCAAGTAGCCAGAATGGGATTTTATGCTAATGACAGATGATGATGTAAGAGATTTTGTGAAATTTTTTGGTACTAAAAACTTGCCTAACATAGATCAAGAACCAAAACGATTTGAATTTTACTTGAAAATGTGGAGATTTTTAAATGGGAAATAAACAGTACGTAGTAATCACAACGGTCACAATGCACAAACATAAATATGTGATTCCTGTTGACGATTTGCAAAAAGAGAATCCAGACGTTCCTGTGAACCCTATTGAATGGGCAAATGATTGTGTAACATGTGAAGATGTGAGTGAACTGTCACAAGATTATCTTGGCGAAAATATTATTGATACGGAGATTGTGGATGGTGAAGAAAAGATTCTTGAAATCTTTGACAGAGAAAACGAATATCTTAAAGACTGGTCAAGAGAACAAAAACTCGAAATGTTACACAACTGGAAATTCGAAGACAAATGGGCAAAACTTGAAAATCCAAGAGAGATACCACGAGTATATTTTGAGGAAAATCCGGGAAGAGAAACGTGAAGTGGGTTCTCGTTTATATCCTAGTCACTGATGTAGGTAACGCATATGCCGTGAACGCATATACACCGAAATATTCTTTTGATAAGATGGAAGATTGCTTTGTAGCAAGAGAGAAATTGGCTCTGAGAGTCGGGGGAACTCAAGAAGGTTATTTTCCTGCTGGATCTCAAGCAATCTGTGTTGGACTAGAAAGATAAAAAATCGCATAACTTACTGGATCGAGTCCAGAAGCAATCAAGGAAGATATGGAATGAGAGTGAAGATTGGTCCTTAC